GTCGGTCGCGCATCCGACATAGCTCGACAATCCACCGATAACCTTAAAGGATCGTGGACGACCCTCAACTCGGCCTTTGATGCGATGATGATCACCATCGGCCAGGGCGTCGGCCCATCGATGCAAGGTCTGCTCAATGACTCGATCGTCCCATTAATACAAAAGACGACCGAATTTATTGAAGTCGGCGGCGGCATCGGGCCGATGTTTGAGGATAGCATGACCTTGATACGGGGCTTTAAAAATACCGCGATCAAGGTGCTGGATGAGTTTTTCGCCAACCCGAAATTTCGCGATGCGTTTATCAGCAGTCTGGGCGATACGTTGGGCACCGGCTTGCGGGTATACGCTCAATATCTGCTCGATCTGGTTAATCTCACGATCGATGTCGCTCAGTTTATATTTACGCCTTATAAGCACGCTTGGTTTTTAGTATGGGATGTCTTGGCACCGTATACGTCGGGCATCTTAAATACCCTCCTTGAACTTTCTGTCTCGGCGTTTAATGAGATTATTGCGGGCATCAATTATTTCAGCGAAGAGATCGGCATCACCCTCGACACAATCGACTTCACGCCCTTGACCGACACGCCCCGCACGGCAAGCGAGGCATGGTCTGAGTTCAAAAACGATATGTCGGCACAAATGGATGACATCGCCGAGTCTGCCAATACGTTGGGCAGCAACCTCGGCGAGGGCATGGGAGAGGTTGCCGGTGAAATCGAGAAGGTCATCACGGTGATCGAGCCGCACTTTAGCGAGGAAATCGTCAAGGTTAAGGAGAAGTATTCGGCAGTCACCAACGAGATCAAAACCGAGTCGCCCGCTAAAGGCGAAGAGATCGGCAAAGCACTGGGCGAAGGGGTGGAGGAGGGATTTGTGCCAGAGGTCAAGATCGAGGTTGAAATCCCCGACGATCCGAATACGTGGAAAAATATGTTCAAAGATATGCCCCTCGCCGGGATTTTTAAGGAAAAGTTTGACGGAGTATTTAGCGAGAACGGTGCGGTTGGTCAGGCAATAACTCAGGGGATGCAAGGCATTTTAGAAGGCCAAGGCTTTGCTTCTTCTGTCGCTATGGCGGCTCAAGGCATTGGTGCCGCCATCGGCGGGCCGCTCGGCATGGCGATTTCGACGGTCGCGCAAGGTGTCCTCGGTGCCTTGGCACCCGCCTCGCTCGTCGAGCGCAAGCAGTTCGGCGGCATCGCGGAAGAGGTCGCCTTTGCCGTCGAGATGGGCGGCATCGGCAAGCTATCCCTGACCACCGACTTGGGTCGCGCCCTTAAAGGTCAACAAGGCCGATATGAACGGCAGGGAAGGACGGGGAAACAGCAGCGGGAACGGTCTTTTGCGAGTCAATTACAAAACCAGTTTGGCAAGGATCGCGAGGGGCAATTTTATCTCAATTATGGCAACGCGATGAACCTCGCGACGGGCTTGCTTTCCAATGAGATATACGGCGAGGAGGGCGTTGGATTTACTAATTTGATCCGCGATGTCATTATACGATCGACCGCGGATCAGTTGCGCGAGGATAAGAAGCGGGGTCAATTCCGCGAAAGCGTGGGCGAGGAAGCAATGGCACTAGCGGGCATCACTGCCGCGGGCGGCTATAGCGGCATGGTCAATCAACCGACCCTCATCCTCGCGGGTGAGGCGGGACCAGAGATGGTCGATATAACCCCGTCCTCGCGGATGTCGGGCGGCTTTGCTGGCTCGGGGGGTGCCAACTTCCACTTCAACTTTGCGGTCAATACCATCGACGAGCAAGGGGTGAAGGCGTTTATCGAGGAGGATGCAAAGCCCTTTATCGTCCAGATGCTCCAACGCGAATCGACCCGAGGATCGAGCGTCATGTACTCCACAGGACTCACCACCGACCCGAGTGTATAAATGGCAAGCAACGCGAGAATACTTTACAACATGGATACTTGGGATGCGGCGACGATCACGGGGTCGTCGCAAGCCAATACCGACCTCGTCCCGGCTAATGTCGTTCACGATCATGTCAGTAAGATGTGGAGGACGACCGGCAAGGCGAGCGAGAACATCGTCTTTGACCTCGGCACGGCGACGAAGATCACCGTCTTTTCGATGTTCACGTTTAACCTGACGAGCGCGGCGACGGTCACGCTGCAAGCTAATGCGAGCGACTCCTGGGGGTCGCCCTCGTACTCGCAAGTGTTGACCATCGCGACCGACGCCGACAGTGCCGTCCACCAACGTATCGTCTTTTTCCTCGACCAGACGTATCGATACTTTCGGTTGCTGTTAGCGGATGCGGGCAACGCAGACACGTATCTTCAGATCGGGCGCATCGCCGCGGGCGAGTATTACGAGACGACCCGCAACATCAACCAGGGCTTTAATATCTCGATGTTCGACCCCTCCGAGGGCGACCGAGTGCCTGGGCGGCAGACCTTTTTTCGCAATCGCAATCGGTATCGACGGGCGACAGTGCGGTTTAATCTGCAAGACCAGACGCAGACCGATAAACTCTCAGCGATTATGCTCAAGTCGGGCAACTCGCGGCCCATCGTCCTCGCCCTCGATCCCGATGCGCGACCGAGCAAAGACTCGATGTATTGCTATTTAGAGACGCCCCTCGGCCAAGCGCATCAGTTTATCGGCAACTATAGCACCGCGCAACTTGTCTTTGAAGAGAAAACCGAATAATGGCGTTCGATCAAACCTCATCGATACAAGATTGGCGGCAGCTGATCGAGATCGCCCTGACGGGCCTGACGGTGCGCTATGCCCGCGACCCCGTGACCTTTGATGATGGGACCGTATACGACGGGCGTCTATTGTCGATGTCGTCGATGATGCTCTCGGCGGGTCAACTGCTCGACCCGCGGGTGACGATGCCCTCCTTGACGCTCAACCTCGACAACTCCGACTCGGCGATCTCCGACTTGATGGATACATACGAGTGGAGCAATAAGTCGGTGACGGTCAAGGTCGGTCAAGGCACCGACACGAACGATTATATCACCGTCTTTATCGGCACCATCCTTTTCCCTGGCGGCATTGTCTTTGACGATACCGTCGCTCGTATCGAACTCGACGACGAGCGGATGAAGGATGAGAAGGTTTTGCCGGTCAATAAATTCTTTGCATCCACGTATCCCAACGTCGAAGAGAAATCCAAGAACCTCCCGATACCCCTTATATTTGGCGATTGGCAGACGACTGCCGGGGGCGGCGAGAAGGTGCCGTGCTATTGCATTAATACCAGCACACGCGCTTTTAAGATCGCGGCCCATGCCATCAAGTCGATCGAGGCGGTTTATAAAAATGGATCTTCGGCCACCCTCACCTCGACCGATCTTGCCAATGGCGAGTTTGTTATGACCGATGCGTATGATCAGTTGGTCGATACGGTGACGGCCAATATAGAAGGCGCAACCGATGACGGCACCACAAGCGGGACACTGCTGGAGTCGCTTCCTGATATCGTCAACGACATTTTGCAGACGCACCTCTCAGTGGCTGCGAGCAATATTGATACGACCGCATTCAACACGTGGGAGACGAACATTGGAACGACTGTCAAGGCGCGACAACATATCGCCGCGGAGCGATCGTCGAACACGCTCATCACGGCGGCACTGATTGAGGGCTTTGCCGATCTGATTATCATCGACGGCAAGTATACGCCGAGATATAGACTCGCGGGCCTTTCGTCGCTCGACACATATCGCGACTTCGACATGACCTCCCGGCGCGATGGAGTCAAACAGTTCCAGATCGCCCGCGATCCCGAGCGCATCACCCTCAACCAAGTCGTCGCCGACTATAGATACGACCCCGTCAACCTCAAGTACACGGGCCGCTTCGACCTCGATGACGATGCGGCCATCGCCCTGGTCGGCACGACCCGCCGCCGCCGTATGCGCTTCGATTGGCTCTATACCGACGCCGACGCCGAGGTGCGGGCCGAGCGCGAGCTATACGCCTTCGCCGCCGAGTTGGAGATGACGACCGTGGGCATCGGGCCGCGGGCATTGACCAAGGTGCCAACCGATCAGTTTAGACTCATCTATAGCAAGTACACCGACGCCTCGGGGTTTGGTGTCCCCTTTCAAATCCGCGACATCAATATCGATTTCAACCAGATGCGGGCGACGGTGCGAGCTTGGAACATCCTCACGCTTTCCGCGGGCCGATGGACGGCATCGACGGCACCGACTTGGCTCCTCTCGACGTTGACCGAGCGCGAGGAACACGGCTTCTGGACCGACGCCAGCGGATACGCCGACCCCTCGGCAACGCCCGACGAAACATCTAAAAGGAGCAAGTGGTTCTAATGGCCTTTACTGCGGGATTTTCAGTCAATGTCGGCGACCCAACGAAGGCGACCGATGTCACGACCCTGGCGGCGAACGATGATTTCCTCAAGACCGCGATCGATAAGATCATGGTCGACAGCGCGACGCCGACCTTCGCCCTCGTCGATGGGGTGACGGCGACGACGCAATCGGCGGGCAACGATTCGACTAAGCTGGCAACCACGGCTTATGCTGATGCGGCGGGTGCCTCCCTTTCGGGGACCACCAATGACACCGTCGTGACTGTCACGGGAGCTAACGCTATGCAGGGCGAGGCCAACCTGACATTTGACGGATCGACGCTCGCGGTGACGGGGACGGCTACAGCCACCTCCGACATTACGGGCCTGACGCTCAACGCCACGGGCGACACAGCCGCGAGTGATAACGCGGCGATAGGCTATACGAGTGCGGAGGGGCTGATCCTGACGGGGCAGG